TGCCGGTGTGTCGGATCGTAGGAATGTATCTTCGATATTATCCATCTGCTCCACTCCTGCCATCTCGTCGCATTCCTCATGTATCAGCATTTTCACATAGCCAAAAGGAACATTGAAAGATTTTAGGGAGATTGGCTTGTCCGCACCCACAAACATAACCATCTGTCCTGTCGGCTGATAAATGGCACACATCGGAGATTTTCTAAACTTCCAATTCTCCAGATCATCATATCGAATCACTGTTTTCATAAACTGGTTATAGACGGAACTCCGTAGATCCGTCTTGTAGCGTCTGGTATATACCACATGTGCTTGATTGTCCTGTCTGATTGTCTCATATGCCAAATTGCTCCAAAAGTTCGACTTGATAGATCCTCGTCCCCCCTTAGATATGATTTCATGGACATCTATTTCACCTTCAAACGTTTCATGCACTGTGCGGTAAATATCCACAAAGTCAGATGTGATGTCTGTGATCGGGATCGTCCATTTTGCGCTCTTGGCACGTTCCTCTTTCTCTAATTCTCTTTCGTCTTTTTCCTCCTGCTTTTCTACAAGTGTAGTCACAGCATTAAAAGCCCGACTATCGCCACGCATTGCCGACTTGATCTGTCCTGCCATCATAGCCGCCGCCACTGTCACATCCTCATCCGCCATGCCGCTGCACATGTTCTTTATCTGCTCTTTTGTATTTCCATTGATCTCTGCATTCAGCATCATTGTGGCAAGTTGAGACATTGTTTTCTTGGCTCTGCGGACTTCTGCTGATCTCTTGGCTCCCTTCTTGGAGTCCTCTTGGGTAAACTTATATTCGCACGGTCTTAAGTTCTGCTCATTTGCCACACATCTTCACATCCTTTCTGCAATAAAAAAAGATACCGCATCCTAATAAGGATATGGTATCTCTTAAGCAAATGTCCGGATTTCAACCGGAGCCTCCTCCATCAAGGCGTACTCACAGGCTATACTACTTATGCTTAAGGTAATTATACCATATCTTTTTTACTCTTTCCACCATAGCCTCCTCTTTTGTGGAAAGATTTGTTGCGCCTTTCTTCCCATCATTTTCCTTGTGATAATACCCATGATGCACATGTGGCTTCATCTTTGCATGACTATGATCTAAATCTATCTGCTTCGTTCTTTTGTTCTCAGTGTCATAGTATGTAATTCTTAAAATATCATTTCCACCGACTGTGACATATACCCGACCTCTTGTCCGTGTCTCAAATAGACTTTCTGGATGGTCCGTCTTGGCTTTTACAAATGTAATGTTTCCATCCCTTAATACTGTCTGATACTGACTGCCATATGGTTTACCCTTATCACTTATACCACTGCTTGCTCCTCTGCCTCCCATTAAGCATCATCCCTTGATCTCAATCTCTCCACCAATTTCCTTTACCTTGCTTGATGGATTCATAAAGTATTCATATGGCATTTTCTTCTGTCCGCCTTTCTTCATAATAACGAAGCCACAGGCTTCTCCGCCAATGGTTTCCCCTGCTGTATTATCAAAGAAGAAATATGCATCCTGGTATTCCTGATAGCAATTACACTGCGGATCTATTTCCTTTGCCCTCTTAATTGCATCCTCAACCGTCACAATATCTTTTCTCATGTCAATACCTCCGTTTTACTTTCTACGCTTTCGTACCATTTTCGTTACATCTCCGTTAAGAGCCAAGTTGTCAGATCTCATAATCTGCACATTACTTTTAACAACATGGTTAAATACCTTCTTAGGATCGTACCGGATACCAACCTGAGCATCATAGTAATGCAATTTGCCATTACGGTACTCCACATTAAACACATGACCAGATGTCTTATTGTAGTTCACTCTTACAATACCACGAGATCCCTCACCCCAGCCTTTCATCTTCTGGGTGATCTTCTCATTAACCTTTGCCGTTGTCCCTGCTCCTACTGACTCTAACTTAGCATTTTTAAAGGCTTTCGTCCAATTATTCCCTTTTGGGTATGGATCACTCTTATATGTACTCTCAGCCTCTACCTTATATCCTCTTCGATTTAACTCATAAGCAACAACACACCTCTGACAGTTTTCACTATAATCAGCATATTCGCTATTGATATTAGGATTTACCTTCTTGATTGCAACACCAGCCTGCACCGGCTTACCCTTTTCGCCTA